AGAGAAAACACAGCAGGAATAATAAACTTCATAAAAGATGCATGGGTTTGGATTATTATAATTATATTTGCGCTCATATACTTACCAAAAATTATATCATGGATAAAAAAAACACAAAAAGAAGAGTAAGAGCCACTAAAGAACAGGCTTCGCTAATGGGCTGGACTCCTAATAAGAACGGGAGATACCGAGCTACGGACTCAGAAAGGGAAGAGTTAACTCTTTTGATAGAAAGAACAGGCACATCCAGACAGAGACAATCAAACACCGAGAGAAACGGAACGCCTCAAGACGTATTTACTGCCGTTAAGAATGGCTTAATGATGTCTATAGATGAATACTGTGAGCATTATAATCTAATAAGAGATAATGTAAAGTCTTACAAGTTGATCACTCATAGTTCTACACCGTATTATAATATTCAGTTTAGAGATGTAACAGAAGGTGATAAGCCTAACAGCGTTTTAAGCGACTTTATAGAGAATGTGAAGGCATACGCTCCTAAGTACCCAAAACTAGCTAGAAAGACATCTAAGGACGGTCATTTACTAGTTATAGATATAGCAGACCTACACATTAATAAATACGCTAACACAGACTTCGCAGGTGATAACTACGATAGTGGTGTAGCAGTAAAAAGAGCAATAGAAGGGACGCAAGGTTTAATAGACAAAGCCTCTGGTTTCAATATAGATAAGATTCTATTCGTGGTGGGTAACGATGTACTAAACACAGACAACGTATTTAAGCAAACGACAAAAGGAACAAACCAAGACACAGACTTACACTGGTTCAAGGCTTTCAATATAGCGAAAGACTGCTACGTTAAATGTTTAGAGTTATGTTTAGCTGTAGCTGACGTGGACGTAATACATTGCGCTTCTAATCATGATTTAATGAGTGGTAGTTTCTTAGCTGTTACTCTAGAGGCTTGGTTTAGGAATAATAAGAACATAACATTTAACACGTCTCCGAAATACAGAAAGTACTATCAATATCATAACACTATGATAGAGCTAGAACATGGAGATAAGGGCAAACTGGCAAACATTCCATTAATAATGGCGCAAGAACAGCCTAAGATGTGGGCAGAAACTAAGTTTAGATACGCGCTCCTTCACCATTTTCACCACCAAGATAAAACTAATTGGAAGAGTGGAAAGGACTACATTGGTGTAAACGTCACGTATTTACGCTCTCCAAGTTCAGCGGATCTATGGCACTACGAAAACCACTTTATTAACTTGGTAGCTGTAGAAGCGTTCGTACATTCAAAAGATTTAGGAAGAGTAGCTCAGTTAACGCATTACTTTTAAAGATAATTAAGATAGAGAAGCCCCTTCTAGAAACGTCTAGAGGGGTTTTCTGTTTTCAATAGTGAAAGTTTTCTAGCATCTAATCAGTACTTTAGCATTTATTTGCAAAATAATTCAATCTTTTCTTAGTTGTAATGTAAAACCAATGATAAGTGAATGTATATTTGTACTATAATTAATCAAACACATAATCACAATGATTACACAAGACTTAATGTACACACTAGCCGCACACATCAACTTAGAGCTTTGCGATGCTGGGAAGAAAGTAATGGATATGGACATCTTTATGGATAACGGTGAAGATCATATTATCGAGGGAGATATAGCATGGGATTTTGACGGTATCTTATTCAAAGTAGACTTAACATTCAGTGACGAAAACGGTGAACTTTTTGTTATGAGTGAAGAGCAGGAGCAGTTCCTATGTGACAATACTATAAACTATACAGAATAAATACGATTTTTCTTGTGGGTAAGGAATACATACTTTATCTTAGCCGAATATTAATAATAACAAACACACAAAACAATGAAAGATTTAATTTTAAAACACAAAAGCCTTCTAGGAGGTTACGAGAGAATGAGCTACCTATCAGACAGGCTGAGAGTAGAACAGAAAATGAAGGGGTGTTTCACCAGCGTAAATTTGAAAAGCGAGTTTATAAGCGAAGACATACTAAGGACTAGAAAGAGTATCTCTAGACTATTAGTATTAACTAATCATATTAATAACAATTACTAATGAGTATCACTGAACAAGTAAAGCACCTAGAAGGCGCAGAATGGTTTTACAGACAAAGAGCTAACTTTGAGACCTCACTAAGAAACAAAGCCTATTGGCTAAATAAAGCCATTGAAAAGAAAGAAAAAATTCAACAACTAAACCAAATATCATGAGCAAAGAACTACACGCAAAATTAGTAAACATTCAGAGCGAATTAAAAGCGCCAAAGAATCAGTTTAACTCCTTCGGGAAGTATAAGTACAGGTCAGCTGAGGACATTCTAGAGGCTGTTAAGCCACTATTAAAGAAAGAAGGTGTATCATTAAGGATTACAGAATTCACTGAAGAAATAGGCGGCTTTCTAGTAATGTCATCTACCGCAATATTAACAGATGGTGAATCTGATATCTCAGTAACATCACAAGCTGGAATAAATCCACAGCGAAAAGGTATGGACATAGCCCAATCTTTTGGTTCTTCTAGTTCATACTCTAAGAAATATGCTCTCGGAAATTTATTTCTTTTAGATGATACTAAGGACGTAGATTCAAATAAGGAGCAGACCCCGACAGTTAAAAAGAAGCCTACATTTACAGAGGACAATTTTAAGAAAGCCATAGCTAAACGTGCTACTATTGAAATAATAGAAAAGGTTTACGATATGCCTGCGGACTTAAAAGAGAGTTACGAAATAGCTTTAAAGCTAGCACAATGATAGAACAAAGAACAGATGAATGGTTTGAGGCTAGACGTGGTAAGTTCACCGCTTCTAATATTAGCCAGATATTAACTAAAGGCAAATCTAAGGATAGTGTGGGCGTGAGCCTGCACACCTTAGCTTTAGACAAGGCAATAGAACAGCTTTACGGTGTAGAGAGAGATAACTTCATTTCATTCGATATGCAGAGAGGTGTTGATCTAGAACCTAAAGCCTTCAGTAAGCTATCAGAGATACTAGCTGAGGACTTTATAGAAACTACAGAGGCTTCTTTTGTTGCTTACGGAGATAACGCTGGAGCATCACCAGACGGATCAGCTTCTAATAACTGGAACATCGAGATAAAATGCCCTAACAGATTAAACTTCTTTAAGTTCGTAGCTAGTGAGGATATCAAAAAAGAGTACGTAGACCAAATGCAAATGCAAATGCTAGCTACAGGTACAGAAGGAACGTATTTCTTCAACTATTACGAGGACGCTAACGGTAGAGTGTTTTACCACTTACTAGAAGTACTTAGAGATGAAGAAAGAATACAGTTAATTAGAGAGCGCATCGAATTAGCTGCAGAGTCAAAGATGGCAGCTATGGAGGAAATAAAACACAAAGCACAATATAACGTCTAAATTTAAAACTAACGAAATGATTAATTTAATATTAGGAGAGATATTCAAAGACGTACCAAACTATGAAGGGCTTTACCAAGTTAGTAACTTTGGTAACGTTAAAAGTTTAGATAGATACGTTAAGCAGAAAGACAAACGAGGGGTATTAATCACAGCTAACTACAAAGGTAGAACTCTTAAGAAGGAGTTGGTTAGGAATGGTTACTACAGAGTAACGCTTTCTAGAGGTGATAAACAAAAAAGATTTCAAGTTCATAGGCTAGTGTGTTTTGCTTTCTTAGAGAATCCATTAAACAAACCATGCGTTAATCACAAAGATGGTAATGGAATGAATAACGAGTTAACGAATCTAGAATGGTGTACTTATTCAGAAAATGAAAGGCATTCTATTGACGTATTGGGGAAGATTAACGGTAATAAAAAACTAACAGATTCACAGGTTGAAGATATTAGGTTTAACGCAAAGAAGAGAGTTAATATATCTAGTTATATGGATAAGTACAAAGTGACTAGGAATATTGTTTTAAATGTATTAAATAATAAATACTATGTCTAATTTTCAGTTGAGGTCTTATCAAGTTGATATAGCCAATAGAGGGTTGAATATATTAAAAGCGCGTAAAGTGTTGATACTTAACCTAGAAGTTCGCTGTGGAAAAACTTTGACATCTCTAGAGATGGGAAAGAATTACAAGAATGTTCTATTCGTTACTAAGAAGAAAGCCATCTCCAGCATAGAGGACGATTATAAGATGGGGAGCTATACGTTTCCTGTCACTATAATAAACTATGAGAGCCTTCACAAAGTAGAAGGTAAGTTCGACCTAGTTATAGCTGACGAGTCGCATTCGCTTGCTGCGTTTCCTAAGCCGTCAAATAGAACTAAGGCACTCAAGAAATTAGTTACAGGTCATTTAATACTAATGACAGGTACACTAATACCAGAGTCTAACTCTCAGATATTTCATCAGCTATGGGTTAGTCAACACTCACCCTTTCCACACTCTAACTTTTACAAGTGGTTCAACGAGTACGGAGTGCCTAAATTACTACGTACTTCTTACGGTATGAGTAAGTGCTACAAAGATTCAAAGTGGATGCTTATAAAGCCTCTGATAGATCCTATACTGATAACCTACACACAGAAGGAAAGCGGTTTTAAATCTGAGATAAAAGAAAGCATTATACATGTACCTACTAAGACTAACGATATAATAAGAAGACTTAAAAGAGATTTGATAATAGAGGGAAAGGACGAGGTACTACTAGCAGACACAGCGGTTAAGCTTATGCAGAAAGTACACCAGCTAGCAAGTGGAACGGTAAAGTTTGAGAGTGGTAACAGAATGGTGTTAGACCATAGCAAAGCTAATTACATACGTGATAACTTCAAGGGCAAGAAGCTAGCTATCTTCTACAAGTTCACAGCAGAGTTAGAAGCTATTAAGTCAGTTCTTAACGTGACTCAAGACATCAGAGAGTTTGACGAAGGAGGGAAGGACTTACACATCGCGCTTCAGATAGTAGCAGGACGTGAAGGTACAAAGCTTAGTTCTGCTGATTGTCTGATCTTCTATAATATTGACTTTAGTGCTGTATCTTATTGGCAAGCACGTGACCGAATGACTACTAAAGAACGACCCGTTAACACAGTCTATTGGTTATTCAGTGAAGGAGGAATAGAGAACGACATCTACAAATCAGTGAGCGCAAAGAAAGACTTTACACTTAAATTATTCAACAAAACTCTATAAGATGGCTAGCAAGTTTCAAACTAAAATTATCAAGGAATACGAAGCAAAGGGTTACTTTGTAATTAATCTCATTAAAACGAATAAGAACGGAATAACCGACTTACTTTGCTGCAAGAACGGTGAGTCTATCTTCATAGAAATTAAGGAAGCTAACGACACACTAAAGCCATTACAGAAATTCAGAATAGACGAACTAATTAAAAACGGATTTAATGCGTTCTGCTTACACTCAGTAAAAGGAAACATTTATCCACCAAACAAATAACAACAAATGAAGAAAGCAGTAATGATGATCCTAGCACTGACGTTGATGGTTGGATGCTATAAAGAAGAGGTGATCATTGAAAGTAACAAGAGCGTTAACCTAGATTACACCTACGAGAATAGCCTAGCTTATCTATGGGGAACTAACTACACCGTCCACAGAATAGATAGCATTCAAGGCTACGAGGTTGTAAACACTCAGTACTTCAATAATAACGTGGTTCTGAACAGCCTACTAATTCACTACGGCCAAGACACAACCAGCTTCACTGATTCGTTTAGAGATACTCTAACACAGGTGCAGTTAAACAAGTATCTAGCAGGATGGGGTACTAACTACGAAATAGGTTTAGACACTATTTACAAGGACTTCTGGAACTCTCATGGTACTATCTGCTATAGTCCTAGCGTCGGGTTCATAGATGCTAACAGCACGAAGTGGGATGAAGCCGCAGGTGTTAACTCAAACCCAGAGCCACATAAGTCATTTACTATTATGATTCCGTTGAGCGGTGGAGGTAATCAGATAGTTTATTACCTTATTAATAACTCAACGCCACCGACCTACTAAAGTTTTTTAGCTAACTCTCAACAAGTTAGCTATTATTTTAAAATAAAGTTTGGTGGTTATGTAATACCAATGATATGTAGTACTATCTTCGTTAAACAATTAATCACATAAACAAACATAATGAAAGAATTTTTTAAAGGAGACACTAGAGCAGAAATCAGATTTAACATCATCTGCACATTAACAGGATTTTTCATATTACTAGCGGTGGCATTCGCTGTATAAATCAAACGACATGGACAAGATAGAAATAAGCAAAATGAAATTAAGAGACTTGCAAAACGATTTATTACTAGAAGAGGACGCAATAGACTTGCAACTAAGAATAGAGGCAGAGGCTAAGAACACGGAAAGAAAAGGTACACCTGTTTATTCAGGTTTTATTAAATACTTTCCTAATGCTATTAAGGAGGTTGCTAAATGCTCACAAGCAGGAAATGACCAGCATCATAAAGACGAACCATTGCACTGGGATAAGGATAAGTCTAAGGACGAGCTAGACTCATGCATGAGGCACTTACTAGATCACGCAGAAGGAATAGAGTTTGACGACTGCGGCACGAGGCACTTAGTTAAATGTGCATGGAGAATGATGGCTATGCTAGAAAGAACCTTAACCGATAAATTTTAATAACAAAACAAAATTAAAAACAAAAATTATGAATGTATTAAGTTTATTCGATGGGATGAGTTGCGGACAAATAGCACTCGACAAATTAGGAATTAAGTATAACAACTACTTTGCGAGTGAAATAAAACCACACGCCATAAAGGTTACTCAGCATAACTACCCAGAAACGATACAGCTTGGAGATGTTACTAAGTTAAAAGGCTCCGAGCTTCCTAAAATAGATTTATTAATAGGTGGCTCTCCTTGCCAGAATTTAAGTAATGCTCAATGGAATGGACAGAGAAATGGATTAGAAGGAATTAAAAGTGGTTTGTTTTATGAGTACGTTAGAATGATAAAAGAAACTAATCCCACATATTTCTTACTTGAGAACGTTAAGATGAAAAAAGAATATAAAGATGTTATAAGTGGTATATTAGGTGTTGAACCTATTAACATAAACTCAAAATTAGTTTCAGCAGGAATGAGAAATAGACTATACTGGACTAACATACCTAATGTAACAGCACCTGATGACAGAAATATAGTTCTTAAAGATGTTTTAACGGATGGTTTCACTAATAAAGAAAAGGCTTACTGTTTATTAGAGAGTGAAAGCAGACCACAAAAAACTAACTGGAAAAGGTTTAGAAGGTGGAGGAAAAAAGGTTTTGTAAATATAGTTTTTGAGACTCCTGATTTAAACCTATTCAAGAATAGGATATTAAACCAAATAGAGTTGGAACGATTACAAAATATACCTGAGGGTTATACAAGTATATTATCTAGAAACGATGCGGCTTCCTTATTAGGTGACGGCTGGACAGTAGATGTAATAGCTCACATATTTAAAAATATACCACGTTAAAAATAAATTAAATAAAAAGCGGATATATCCAGATTAATGTTTATATTCGCAATTCATAAATAAATAAACAAATAAATAAAAGAATGAAATTAAATGTAAACGCGAAGATTATATCTATTACAGATGTAACGACAACAGACACAGGAGCTAAATGGTTAAGCTTTAGAGCTGAAACCTTAGAGGACTACACTCAGACTATTGAGGTTAAGATCTACAAAAAAGCAGAGTACGCACAACACGCTGACAACTTTATTAAGTTCAACCATGTAGGTGACGAAGTAGCTCTAGAGTTAAACGTAGAGTGCAGACCATACCAAGAAAAGATATTCACGAACCTTTCTATGTGGAGATGTGAGAAGATAACAAAAGACGAACCCCAAGCGGCAATCGTAGCAGAAACAGAATCAGAAGATCTACCTTTCTAGCTAGCCGTTACCAGACAAGTGAAACCCTACTATTAAATTAGTGGGGTTTTTTTATGCATTAAAAAGCCCCATCGAAACTAATCCAATGGGGCCTTCTATTGTATAACCAAAAATACAACCATAAAACACACCTTGCAAATATATGTGATTAACTCGATAGTAACAGAATCTTAATAGAGAAAATTTAAATTATTTCCTTACCTTAAAAAAAGTAAAGTTTTTCTTGTGGGAACTAATTACATGATTTATATTAGCCGAATATTAATAACAACAATTTAAAAATATAACACAATGAATAATTTAACCGAGATGGATTTTCACACACTACTTGCAGAAATCTACAGAGTCAACGCCAACGAGAAAGGATGCTCCATAAGTATAGGTATTTATGAGGATGTAACTTTCGATGGCGATATACTTCTAAGTAATCCCAGAGGCTCAGAGACCGTTTACCTAGGTAATACACTTGAGATATACGATGAATTTGGTGAAGAGTACTTCTTAACTAATAAACAAGAGCAAGTTATTAAGAGGCTACTTACTACGTCGGATATAGATAACGATTCAGAAATAGAAGAAGATTAAAATAAATACGAATTTAGTAGATAGATAAGTTATTATACATTATCTTAGCCAAATATTAAAAATAACCATCATGAATTACAAGGAATATGCCACTAGAGTATCTAACGCAGTAATAGAATTAAGAGGCAGGAGATATCATAGCTTTACAGTCAGAGCAAACTTAGTAGACATCGAAAGGGTTGCAGCGAAGTATGATGTAACAGTCAAAAAGTTACTGCGTTACGTGGTCGTTAGAACAAGAAAGCCTAAGAGTACAATAGACCCAGATAACTTTATTCAATATTAATAACACACAACCATGAAAATATCCTATTATAAAAACCTTTACTCATCTTCACCTACTAAGGACTTGGATGTTTCCAAAGTGTTAGACCTTATGAGAGGCGAAGAGTACGCACAGTTAATAAAGAACGTTAGGTTTTACATTAATGACGCAGAGAAACGCTCAGAAGAAAAGAAAAAGTTACCGCTAATTAGCTTCGGTGGTACGTTCACAAGTAGAAAAAAAGACGGAGGCTTAAAGGCTGCCTCTGGTATAGCTTGTTTAGATTATGATCACTTACAAGACGTAGCGTTAACTAAAGCTAGAGTAATAGAGGACGATTACACATTGGCCGCTTTCGTATCTCCAAGCGGTGACGGTTTAAAGGTACTCGTTAGAATCCCTCTAGTGGATAATGACAAGGACTACAAAAGCTTTTACACAGAGCTACAGAAGTATTATAATCAATACGGTCAAACTGACACAGCTACCAGCGACATCTGCAGAGCTACATTCGTATCTTACGACCCGGAGTTATACACTAACTTAGACAGTGCTTTATTCGCTATCCAAGCTGCGCCCGTAGTTATCACTGCGCCTGTTATCTATGCTATTAAAGTAGAGGAAACCAACGAGATTGCAAGGCGCTTAATAAAATGGTTTTCTAGCACTTGGACTACAGGAGCGAACAGAAACAATAACCTTTTTAAGTTAAGTTCAGCGTTCAACACCTATGGTTTACCTTCTAGCATAGCATTAGACTATTGTATGCAGTACATAAGTAAGGACTTCGGTGCTTCTGAGATTAACCAACTGGTAAACTCGGCTTATAAAAACACGTCAGACTTCGGCACTAAGTCTTTCGAGGATAAGACTAAGAGTAACGAAATAGCTAGACTGGTTGGCAACGGACAAAGCCTAGAGGACATAGGTAACAAGATAGAATTAACTGAAGATGTCAAGGCTGAAGTTGCTAGGTTAACAGATGAATATGATATCAATGTCTTCTGGGATGTAGATGAGAAAGGTAGAATACAACTTAACGCTCTTAGGTTCGATGCTTACTTAGGAGATAAAGGAATAGCTAAGTACTATCCATATGAAGGGAATACAGACTTCGAGTTTGTAAAGAAAGACGACAACTTCATAGATTGGATTGACACAACCAGAATTAAAGATATAGTTAAAAGAGACCTAATTAAGAGGTGCGAGTCTGAAGTGTGGTGTAGTCTTGCTATGAAGACTCAGCTATTTAAAAAGGATATGCTTTCTATGTTAGACACTGTGGACGTTCAGCCTAAAAGAGATACTAAGGAAGAGTCTTTCCTATACTACAAAGATTTCGCTGTTCAAACTACAAAAGAAGGATCTAAGTTAGTAGATTACTCTGAGCTAGAAGAATTGGTTTGGAAGAATCAGGTTATAGACAGAGAGATTAAATTAAACGAAGACTCAGAAGGTGAGTTTAAAACATTCATTTGGAATCTAAGCGGTCACGATGCAGAGAGATATTACACTCTTAAATCAGTACTCGGTTACTTACTTCACTCCTATCAGAATGACTCAAAGCCTAAGGCTATTATCTTTAACGATGAAATGATTTCTGAGGACGTTCCTAACGGGGGGAGCGGTAAAGGTTTAATACACAAAGCAATAGGTCATATTAAGAGTATCGCAATGGAGAACGGTAAGAAGTGGGATTCAAACTCACAATTCGCTTATCAGAAAGTAAGTAAGGATACTCAGATATTTCAGATTGACGATGTAAACAAAGGATTCAATTTCGAGAACTTGTTTAGCGTTATTAGTGAAGGAATGACAGTTGAGAAGAAAGGACAAGATAGCTATCAAATACCATTCAAGGAGTCACCAAAGATTAGCATCACAACTAACTACACCATTAAAGGAGAGGGAAGCTCACACGCTAGAAGAGTATTTGAGGTAGAGGTGGCTAATCATTACAATGCAGATAATACTCCAGAGGATGAGTTCGGACATCAGTTCTTTTCTGAGTGGTCAGAAGAAGAGTGGGGAAAATTCGACAATTATATGATCCGTTCTATACAGTTTTATTTAGACAGAGGATTAGTAGAATCTAATAAGATAAACTTAGAAGAGCGTAAGTATAAAAACGAATTAGGCGCTGAGTTCATAGAGTTTATGCAGGAAACGCAGCTAACGGATAGAGTATCTAAGAAAGCATTTCGTGACCTTTTCCACTCAGACTACCCACAACAGGCAAGATACACAACAGCAATGAAGTTCAATAAAAAGGTTAAGCAGTACTGTTCTTTTCATAAGATAGGATTAGTAGAACTACAGGTTAACGGTGTTCTGTCCTTCGAGTTTACACCAGCTATAAACGAAGACGAAGCGCCATTTTAATCACACACTTAAAACATTAAAACAATGGAAATATTTAAAGACATACCAAACTACGAGGGTATTTACCAAGTGAGCAATTTAGGAAATGTAAAGAGCTTACCAAATAAGAAGCGTTTCTCAGAAAAGATAATGAAACCTCGAAAAAGCACTCTTGGCTATCTTACCTTAGGTCTAAGAAAGGAAGGTAAGCGTAAAGCGAGAACAGTTCACTCGTTAGTAGCTGAAGCGTTTCTTAACCATACGCCTTGCGGTTATAAGCTAATAGTTAATCATATTGACCACGATAAGCTAAACAATAAGCTAGATAATTTAGAGTTAGACACGCAAAGAAATAACTCTAACAAAAAGCATTTGAAGAGTTCCTCTGAATACGTTGGGGTTAACTGGGATAAGCACGCTAATAAATGGAAGGCTGCAATTTATATAAACGGAAAGCAGAAGCACTTAGGTTACTTCACCTGTGAAAAAGAAGCATCAGAAGCATATCAATTTAAACTTAAAAATATATAATAATGAAAACTATTTTAGAACTAGAGGAAGAGTTGAAGAATACCGTAGACTTCGAAGAACAGATTGAGTTAGCAGGATTAATTCATCAATTAAAGATGGAGTTGATGGGCATCAAACCTAACGACAACTGTGACATGAGTGACGAATGTACCTCTTGCGGTAGCTAAGTTCAAGGGGAGTCGCTCAGTCGTGGCTCCCTTCTTTATTACGTTCGGTTATGTTACTTTGTAGAGAATTCCTTATCTTTGCTAAAGGCACAATTAATGCCTCAAACAACTTAAACAATGAATGATTTAGACTTAGGTCAAGAGATACAAATAATAACAGATTATGGAGATGGTCATCAATTCCATTATCTGGAGATTTGTGAGGTTACTTGTATCTGCACCGATGGATTGATATACGCTCAGTCAGAAGAATCTGGAGAGTGGATCTTATCAAACAAAGATTACATAATACTTTAATCATGAAACAAACGAAATTACAATTAGAGGCTTACATATTAAGTATTCTCTTGCTGGAAAGATTGGACGAGATTAACGACAATTCCAAGCAAGGAATGAAATATTACACAAGTAAACTAATTCAGGAGATTGAAGGTAGTAGTAAGGACTTATCTAAAACCACTACAGGCGTGGCTTCTGTGCTTAGTCAAGGCTTAGAGAATATGCTCAATTCTTTAATGGAGGAAGTAGCTAAAACTAATTTATAACTAAAATGGACGGACGAAGAAACAACAAGGGGCAAAAGGGAGCGGCTAACGGTGGAGGGAGACCTACTAAGACACAGAAACAACTTTTAGTACAAAGATTATCACCTTTGGATGATGTGGCTCTAACGGCCCTTAAAGAGGCTTTAAATGAAGGGCAAGGTTGGGCGGTTAAATTGTTCCTCCAGTATCGTCTAGGAATGCCTAAGCAGAGTGTTTCAGTTGAAACAGTTAATTCTCCATTTACACCAATCAATATAGATGTTATCAAAAACAACGGCTCAGACGAAGATACTGAATTTGAGGAAGAGAGTTAGAATAGTACAGGGAGGCTCAAGTTCTTCTAAGACATTCACTATCTTGCCCATCTTAATCGCATATTGCACTCAAAACGACAATAAGTTAGTTTCGGTTGTCGCTGAGTCTATACCGCATCTTAGGAGAGGTGCGATACGTGACTTTATAAAGATCATGGGGTGGCTTAATAATCCAATGGATTTGTTTAATAAGTCCAATCTAACCTATACGTTTCCTAATGGTAGCCAAATAGAGTTCTTTAGTGCTGATAGTCCTGATAAGCTTAGAGGGGGTAGGAGAGACGTCTTATTCGTTAACGAGTGTAACAATATAGACTTTGAGAGTTATCAACAGCTTAGTATCCGTTGTAGAGAGTTTATCTATTTAGATTACAATCCGACTGCTGAGTTCTGGGTACATACGGAATTGAAAGGAGAGGAAGATAGTGACTTCATAATACTCACTTATAAGGACAACGAGGCGTTAGAACCAAGTATCATTAATGAATTTAAGAAGGCGATAAAGAAAGCGGCCACATCTGACTACTGGCAGAATTGGGTGAACGTGTACGTCTATGGTATCATTGGTTCTTTAGAGGGTGTTATATTCAACAACTGGAAGACCATTGATAAGATACCACAGTCAGCTGAGTTATTAGGATACGGCATGGACTACGGGTTCTCCAATGATCCTAGTACATTAATAGCTTGTTATAAGCATGACGGTAAGATAATATGGGATGAGCTAATGTATAAGAAAGGAATGTCTAACAGCGACATGGCAAAGGAAATGAAGCGCCTGAAGGTAGGTTCATCCAAAACCATTGTAGGTGATTCAGCAGAACCTAAGACTATATCTGAACTCAAGTCTTATGGTTTCAATATAAGAGGTGCAAAGAAAGGAGCAGATAGTATCAAACATGGTATAGCTTTATTACAAGATTATGAGATGTTAGTCACCAGTAATAGTTTAAACCTCATAAAAGAGTTGAGACATTATGCTTGGAATGATAAAAAAGCTAATGTTCCGATTGATAATTACAATCATTTAATTGATGGGATGAGATACTTAGCTACCGAAAAGCTATCAAACAGGTCTGATTCGGGTGAAATGAACCTAGCGGAAAGATGGTAGGTACTGATACTCAGTGCAGAATGAAAAAACACTTTAGTTAAGTTACTGATTATTAATAGTCTGTAAAATAAAAGGCTTTTATTACTTAAAAAAAGGCTTTTCTGCTTTTACTCTTTTTATCTTATTTTACTCTCTTTTATTTACTTTAACTTACTATTAATTAACTCTTTAAAGAAGTATATTAATAGTATATTAATATAGATATAGAGTAGTAGAATGAAAAAAGGACTTTATTTACCAAGTTGAAAATATATTTGAAGAGGCTCTTCTTTTTGTTATAAAATAAGACAAAAGAAAGAAGAGTGTTTTTATAATCTATAGAGCTGGAGCCGTTATTTTTTAATAAACCCTTTTTTTTAGCTTAGTTGATTGATTGATAAGTAACTAACCAAAACAAGAAAACCCTTTTTTTTCCTTTTAAAAGTACTTTATTTTTCACCTATCTAACAATCAACTCTTTAAGTGTTTTCAAAAAGCACTTCTGAAAATAGTTAAGATTATTCTTGCTATTCTAAGTATTTAATATTACATTAGCGTTTAATTAATAACACAACCATGAAGAAGGTATCAAAAAAAACAGGTGTAGTGTGGGATAATGATATGAAGAAGTGGAGAGCAGCTATACTAATAGGAGCTACTTACCAGTTTCTACATTACTACGATTCAGAACTAGAGGCGGCAGCAGGATTCAATGAAGCATTAAAAAGATTAGACAATGAAAGATAACAAAGCAACGCTATCAGACATCACTGTGAGCTCATACGAGGCATTAGAAGATAAAGTGGACATAGACGTTGTCTTAGAATTTATAGAGCCTTCTAGCACCCTTAAAATGGCTAACGGAACAGAACGGCTTCCATTGCAGAGCTCTATGAGTGAGTTCACATTTAAAGAAGTTATATTCTTTAAGAACAGCTTAAGAGAGGGAGATATAGACTCGGTATTTAAGAAGATGTACGATGTCGAAGATATATCAAACCTCAGTGTATACTCTGTTACTGCTGTATACAAGTTTATAAACTCTGAGATGGAAAGGATTCTAAAGAATGAGGAACGACTATCTAGCAAGAAAGATAGTGATACTTGGAGAGCCGCCGGTATCGAAAAGCTCAACGGATACGGAGAATATGCGAATGTATTCATGTTAGCAGGAGGATTAATTTATGAAGACCAAATTCTAGCCATGAAATACTACAGAATTTTCGACTATCAAGAGATAAGTAAAGACTGGAACGAGATTCAAGATAATTTTCAAAAATTAAAAACCAAACAATAATGAAACGTAACGAAAAGAAGGCCGTCAAAGAATACTTAAAGAACAGTAAGGATTACCTATCCTACAGAGATGAACTTAAGGACGAGATACTACACCAAAAGGCAGCTATGCTAACACAGTTAATGCATGACGGCCTAGAACTACCTTTAAAGTGGGAGTACCTTCTGGAATGTTTACGTGATGAGTTACAGGAGATTATAGATGAACACAAAATAATCTCAAACTAATATGAAAGTTTTCTCGCTGCTCCTTAGTTAGTTACGTTTTTATTTCACTTCCTTTGTCAGACCAAGCATGTGTAATACTATCTTTACACCATCAAACAAACAAACAAACAAACAACATGAAAAATTTAGTAACAGTATTAGCAATCGCAGCATTAATGACTAGCTGCCAGAAAGAAGAGGTTAGTAATTACGTACCTGAGACATTTACAGTATTGGATTCGTATCTCGGTGGTATTACTTACACAGGTTTAACGGTTAACGGTACAACTACGGACAACATCGTTAACGAGCTATGCGAACCAACGGAGGGCGTACCTGTAGAAACGAAAATACAAGAGGTGAAGATATGGAAGAACCACATAACGATTAACTCCAACGATGAGCTGATGTGTTTGTTTACCCGAACTGATGACTTCCCTTTAATCGCACAAGACGGAACTCTCATATTCGTAGAGGCTCTTAAGTTAAGATCTGCAACAGATAATGAAGACAAAGGAATATTAATTCTATTCGATGAATGCGGAGGGGATAACGTATCTATGTATTTCTTTGAAAGTGAATTACTACTAATAACTCAAAAATAAACAGAGAACAAACTACCTTAACCTTTAGCCCCTGCATTAATTGCAGGGGCTTTCTTACGTTATAATCATAGGTTATTGTTATCTTTGCTTTTAAAACTAATTTAAAACTTAAGAAATGATTAAAATATTTAGAAAAAATAATTTTGTTGTAATCGATGCAACTGATTTACCTGTTAAATACCTAGCCTCGAACAAGGCTGACTTCGACCATGTACAAGATGGTCAGTTCGTGGTATGGAACGTAGACAATGTATCAGAGGATTACACATTTGCGAGTGCTGAGCTTCAAGGTGAAGACGGTGTGGCTATCGGTGATACTGCTGCTGTATTAGAATATCTAACTACTAGTATAAATTTTAAGACAGGCAATGTTAGCAGCGAGTTAATAACATCTGCCGACATAGATACACTTTCGCATTTCATTTACAATCCTGTAACGGATAAGCTAGAAGCTGACAGGGCCATAGAAACAACGCTTAACTCCCTTTTCTTAGGTGAGCAACATAAGATGTCTTCTGGTGCTGAGAACATCTTCTTTACCAACTTAGGTAACAACACTAACTTCTATCCTATGTGGGGAGGTCTTAAAGACCAGAGCTTAACAGTCAATCAAGGTTCAGACGGTTTTATCCCTCCAAGTGGACGTGTGTATAGTGATATGTTTTCTTTACCTTTGGGTGGTAGTCCTACCTTGAATACTATAGGCTATTCAGGTAGTAACTACTTCGGTGTTAATATTGCAGGTTTAGGTATTACTACAACAGCGGGAGAAGATGTTCCTGCTAACCAATCGTTAGTTTATTATCTTACCGTTAATGGCAGAAAGGTTTATAAACAAATTTTACCATCAACAGCTGTAAGAGCTGAAGGTACTATATTTGCAGGAGATCTGATAGAATGGTTCTTTGACCATCCAGTAGAAATTCACGCAGGTACTACTATCTTCGCAGAGATTAGAAAAGAAGACAGGTCAACAGATACTGACTTAGGTGTGTTCCAAGTGAGAGAGGGAGACGAACTACAAGCAGACGGTAACTACAGGTATCAAGCGGTTGTACATAATAGATTGTTTGAGGATAAAGATTTGGAGCTAATTAGTCCTTATCTAAAGTACAAAGCTATGGACTTCGGTTTAGATGCTACAGGGTCTACTATAATACTTAGAGACTTAAGCCTAAGTTCTGACAATGTTCTAGTACCTCATGCGGTTAATACACTAGAGGCTATAGCTAACGGAACAGAGATACAGATAAAAGTTAAAGGTGGAGCTAAGATAATAGTAGAGTCTTTACCTGTTGGCGCTGTAAGTGTTGACGGTTCATTCGTTAACTCTGTACTTAATCAAGCTGTAGTGCAGCTTAATGCTATCTTTACTAATGCTTCTGGATTCATATCACCAGATACATTTGTCAACTCATTCACGTTAAGCGGTAATGACTTGACTCTAGGATTAACTGACGGAGTATCTTACACAGTTGATGTAACTACGTTAGGAGTAGATGAAAATAACTTCGTATCTAGTGGTTCATTAAGTGGTTCAGATTTAACGCTTACGATGGCAGATGCTACAACAGTAGTAATTGATGCTTCTAGTTTAGCGGTTGACACTGATACTATTATCACCTTTGGAACTTTAGTGGGTAATGATTTAACTCTTACAGCAAATGACTCTAGCACTGTTACAATAGACGTAACGGCTTTAAATGTAGATGCTAACTTACACGTTGTTAGCGGTGTTTTAAACGGTACGGATTTAGAGCTCACAATGAGTGACGCTTCAGTAATTACTGTAGACGCTATCTCTTTAGCTATTGACAATAACACAACCGTAACGGGCGGTGTAGTTAGTGGTACCGATATTGTATTGAGTCTTTCAGATGCTTCATTAATCACAATTGATGCTTCTACTTTAGGTGGAGCAGGTAGTTCAGGTAATCCTGTTGTAAGTGGTTCGGTTGTAGGTACTGATTTAGTTCTAGTCTTAGACGATGCTACGCAGATAACTATAGATGCATCTAACATGATTAACGGCTCTAGTGGATTAGCCACTAGCTCTGGTTGGTTTATATCTTACGGTACGAATGCTAACGATGCTGTAGGCACTTCGACTAACGACTCGACAGTAAACCAACAACTACCTTTTTACTTCGGTGAAGCGTTAGAGCAAGGTTCAGAGTTTAAGTGGAACTTTCAGAACAATGGAGGTACTAACTTAATATTAGGTATTTGGGATGGTGCAGAAGTAGCAACTCCTTATAACGGTGGTTCTATAACTCCTTCTAATTGGGGTACATCTTTTGCTTATGCTGGAGGATTCATAGATAGTTCAAATAGTACATTACTTACTACTAACTCAGGTTCTAAGTATGTAGTGTCTAACGGTGATGCTATGGGTATTAGGTTCGGTAACGACGGGCACTTAACCTTGATTGATTATAGTGGAGCAACAGAGGTGGCTGTGGCTAAGACTACAATAGCTTTAGCGGTTACATCGTTCAATATGCAGATGCACACTTGGACAAATGGTGTACTACCTAATGGAATCATAAATAATGTGGATTATATTTGGGACATAGTACATGACTTCGCAAATACTGAAGCTGGAATAATTAACGGTATATTGGACCACACAGTAATCAAAAGTGCCCTATCAATAGAGAAAGGTGAGAAGCTTATGTTTATGTTAGACGAAGTAGGTCAAGGTGATTTCTTCGGTACTAATTACACAGCAGCGGCTAGTGGAGTATCAACGGCAGAGGAGCAGATAGATAACATATTTCAATATCAAACTAACGAGGCTATAGTGTTTGATACGTCTGCTGGAGTTTCAGATTGGAACGCTAATACTAATGCCCCAGATTATTTCTTTGCGGCTAATCTTAACCAATACAGAGACGGAGGAGCAGGAACGATTCAAGGAATGTTTAGCTTGAGGTTTACTGATGATGGAACATTAACTTTATTTGATGAGGATTCAAATGTGAAGATAGCAACGGCTAAGTCTGATCCTACGATAGGCAGCTCGGTAAATTTATACTTTGGTGTAAAAGGTAACAGAGCTTACTATTCTATTCCTGTAATATCTAAGCAATCTATTAACGGAGGTTCACAGCCAGACGCTACTTTTGTACCTACTGTAGCTAATCAGACTGCGACAGTTACAGAGACTGGTGTATTAAATTTCCAAATCGTTTCAAGTGATAACATCGTCAACCAATTCGTAGAGGTTGATGCGCCTTCATGGATGAGCTTAAACCAAGATAGTGGAGTACTTAGCGGTACGGCTCCTGCATACTTAGGAACATCTGCTGACACTATTGTGGTTAATTGTAAGGCTGGTAATGCTGTCGGTGGTACTGTTGAGTTCACAGTAACTATAACGGTTGCACAGGTAGCTTATACAAATAGCAAGTCTCTTAAATTTCCTAGTGGCTCTACTGCATACCTGAACGGTAATCACGCACTAGTAACGTCTTTGCAGAGAACGGGCAACGGAACAGGGGCAAGTGATGCGTGGAGCATATCAATGTGGGTAAAGCCTTCTACAGTAACTAACGCTCAAACATTGCTCTACTACGGTGGAGACGATTTAGCTAACGAAGGTAGAATAGAGATACAGCAATTTAGCGGCAATAATATAGTGTTTAGATATGGTAAGAACGCTACGAATACTAACTACATAGGTGTAGGTAATTTCCCGACTGGACAGTGGAATCACATACTAGTTACCTATAGCGGAGCAGACACTCTTATTGCTAATGGTGGTGCTACAGCTTTCCAGATGTTCATTAATGGAGTAAATGGAACGAGTCAACTACAGCAGACAGGTGGAGGACATAGTGGTAACATTCCTGCTGATAAGTTTAGAATAGGTAGGCTTCTAGGGTCTACAACTTCACAATACTTATCTAACGGAATAGTAAACCAAGTGGCTATATTTAATACTGACGAGACAGCTAATGTAGCGACTATCTATAATAGTGGTGCGACTCAAGACTTAAGCCTATTGGCTTCTGCTCCTGATCATTATTACGAAATGGAAACCAGTGTAACAACTATTCCAGATATCATAGGTAGTGCAGATTTAACGGGATTTAATTTCAGTGCATCAGATTTAGTGACTGATACACCGTAGTTAGTTTTATTAGTTTAATTGGTTTAAGGAGCGTCATGGATTAAATTCTGTGGCGCTTCTTTATGTTACAATCATAACTTATCATTATCTTTGCTTAAACAAAAACGCACTATAAATGGCCGTAGAATTAATTAAGAAAGTTGCTGAAGATAATGACTGGAGTTTTAGCTACGGCAGCGGGGCATGGCAAAATTTAGCTGACCACAAATCAGAATTCAGAAAAGACTTTGAAGATAGAAAGGTTCACTGCCTTTTGTACACTGTAACAAAGAATGAAGTTTACAACGACTTTGGAGGATTAGACTCTGAGACTTATTCATGCGTTTTACTTATGGGCGTAAGTTCTAACTTTAATGACAAAGATTATAATTTCAAGTGGGAGAACAATCTCAAACCAATGATAGAAACAAGAGTGGAAACTCTTAAAGCTGGATTGAGTGATTGCAGTTACACATTAACGGGCGGTTTATCTCAAAAAGAATTCTCAAACCTATTCGACAACAACTTAGACGGCATTACTTTAGAGTTTACCTTAACTAAGACTCAATAATGCAGAGCAGAGACCAAATATACGCTAAGTATATGAACATTCTTAAAGGTATGTTTAAAGCTAGCTATGAGTCTAAGGGTATAAAAGCCTCTGGTAAGTGGGGTGAGAGCCTTGCAACGTTTATAAACGGTGATTCTGTTGGTGTTACGGCTGAGTTTAACTCATCTATAATGATTAGCAAGGGAAGAAAAGCAGGAAGTTACTCTAATATTGACGCTTTAAAGGAGTGGATCAGAGTAAAAGAGGGATTACCTCAAGCGTTTAAGAACAATCCAGACAAATTCGCCTTCATTATTGCGCGTAATCACTTCAAAAATGGCGTTAAAATACCGAATAAATACAATAAAGGTAAGGTTTTATCTGAGCCTTTAGACGAATTCATAAGAGAACACCTTCCAAAAATGTGGTCTGAACTAGGAGAGTCCTACTTTTTCAACTTAAAAGAAGACATAACATCAATATTACGATAAAATGGCAATAGTATTTACAAAAAACTACAGTAGTACTGACTTACTAACAACGGGCAACTCTTGGATAGTTAAATTTAACTCTAGTACTGCGGAGTTTCCACAGCGAGCAAAGATATCTCTTGTTAATAAAGACTTTTATGTAGACCCAAGTCCAGACGGTAGCTTTAGCTTTGACTATAAAAGGATCATTAACAGCCTTATGAACTTAAACAATTTCGAGGATGTTTCAAATGGTATAGATATAAGTGGCACTTCTTACGTTGTTAACGGAGTCTATGAGTATGCTGATTTAGCGGTTCTTTACCTTATAGAATTCGCCTCAGGCTCTAACGCGTCATCTGCCAAGTCTTATAGGTTTAAAAAAGGTGTTTACGATCCTTTAGAGTTTAGGCTAGGCAATCAAAGTTTAGATGTTATATTTGATGTATTACTTCCTCAAGTTAACGGTGAGTCTTATGCTAGAATGACTTCAGAACAACCTTTTGATATTTCTGTGTACTCTCAAAGTAGTGCTGTAGTAAATTTATTTAATGAAACTGCCGGAACAATTGAAAACATAAATGTAACGGAGGGTGTAAACAGAATATTCCTTCAAGACGGAAGGAGCAACTACATGAACACTCTATCTTTGAGTGATGGCTGGAACAGGATAAGATTTACTTATTCGGGTGATATATCAAACCCTAAATTTGTGAATGTATTCCAAGAACCTTCTTCGTGTAAGTCTGTCTTAAAGTGGTTTAACTTAGAAGGCGGTTGGAGTACTTTCCCTTTCATTCATGAGGTTGAGACAATAGGATCTAAGACTAAAGATTTTATATCTAATCACTACTCTACTTTTGACGATTACGAGTCTAACTTAACATCTACAGGTACGGACTTAATGAAGGAGAGAGAACATACAGCCGTTAGGGTATCTTCTAATGAAGTTGCAGCGTTTAAAGGTCTTATAGCATCTCCTAAGGTTTATAAGCTACATACGGACTCTCTAGGGCTTCCAGTGTGGGAAGAGATATCATTCAAAGCGAGTGACGTTAGATTAACTCAAACAGGTAAGAACGCTTTTGACTTTCAACTGAAGACGTTCCAATCTGAAAACGGATATACACTATGATAGTAACAGTGAATGGTTCAGAGGTGGACGTGGTTAGCAATGAGATAAAGCCAACCTTCCAGAGTAATACTCTGAATAATATAAACAATAGAAACTTACCTAATGCCACATTGAGGTTCCCTAGAACGCCAAAGAACGCTTTAGTTTTCGATTATTTAGATTATCAAGGGGCAAATTCAAGAGTGCCTTATACTACCACTTCTGTGGTTATTAAGATAGGCAACGAGGTGATACTAGACGGAACATTAAGGATAACTAAAACAACTGACAGCCACTACGAAGGAATGGCAAGAGGTAAGGGCGGTGATATATTCGATTTAATAAAGGATAAGAAACTAAGCGACTTAGACTTCAGTAGCTTTAACCACTATTTAGATAATGCTTCTTATGCTGCTGCAGTTAGTAATACTAACGGGTATAAGTACGCACTCGGATTATTTAAGGAGGAAGGAGTAGAGTCACCTATTGACATTTCTACTCAGAGCCCGTTAATGTATAAAGATTTTCTTTGGCAGTTAATTTTCGATACGGCTAACATAGCTTATACAGGAGACATCTTCTTAGACCCCTACTACAAAAGCGAGTTAATAACTATGGCAAAAGCGCAAGTGACAACAGGTAAACCTTTAGTTATGAGTTTGCCAGAAGGTTCAAACGAAATTTATACTTCTACTTTAGCTACTTATGACCTAGATTCTACTTTATCACCTCTAGATAGTTCAAGCGCGCACATAGACGATAGAATAAAAGTCTCAGAAGATGGAAGTATAGAGATTTTACAGAAGTGTAAGATTCGACTAGTAAATACTTTTACGGCTAACGTCAGACTAACCTATCCCAGTGCGCCTAGTGGTTCTAATACCGCTACTTTTGAAATAAAAAAAAACGGTATTGTTATTGACGATAACACACAAACCGTATCTATAACAGGCGTAGCTCCTTTATGGGATTCGTTAATAGAACATACTGCGTCGTTTTACTCTTTAGCAGAAGCTGGTGATATTTACACTTTTGAAACTACTTCTTCAGCAACTTGTAGTATAATGCCTTCGAGTGGAGTAACTGTTGAGCATTATTCAAGTGATCTTTATATAGATATTCTAGAGCCTTACATAGACTTTAGCGAGTTAATCGGTGACATGACTCAAACCGATTTCATTAAAGACGTAATTAATCAGTATGGATTACTCTTTCAAGTTACTAAATTAGCAGATGGTGAGTTATCATATGACTTTAAGCCAATGGAGGAAATACTGACAGACAAAGAAGGCGCTGAAGACTGGAGCGATAAGCTATCTAGAAGGATTTCCACATCGACTTCTATAGGTAGTTATGGAGTAGAGAATGAGTTTAAGTACAAGTATCATGCTGACGCCAATAGAGATTTCAATTTTATTAGTGTAAGTACAAACGAAAACCAGAAAGAGGTTGGTGTTGTGGTTAGTAGTATTTACACGATGTACAATGATTACAATTATTTAAACATTCCAGAGTATTATTTATTTGAATCTGAAATTAATGGTAATAAAATATACTTTAAGTCGCTAGAGCTGAAAAATACAACGTGTAAGGTTGTGGATTCTAGTCCTACCGTTGTAGTAGACGGAGGTCTTGCCATGATAAATGGGTCTCTCACATCGATAGACACTTACAACCCAATAGATGACGGACAAGGAGGCGCAGTAGATAGCGGAAACTTTCCAGCCTTAGAATATTTAAAGAAAGTGAGCTATAAAGATTGTCAATGGTCTTTTTACGTTACTAATTACTTTGAGGCTTTCCTAAGAATACTTAACAACCCCGTAACAGAGGTTATGGAGATTTATCTAAGCCCTTTAGATATAGAGGAATTAGATTTCTTTAAATTAAAATACGTTAGCACTACAGGCTCTTACTATTATTTAAACAAAGTATCGAACTATAGAGAAGGGTACGCTACGAAATGCGAACTAGTTAAAGTCATAACAGAATAATAAAAAAAATTAAGATGAAAACTCAAATACTATTTAAAGCAGACATAGATACTGAAGGTTTTAAAGCCAAAATAGAAGGGCTTAAAGGCGGTATAAGTGATCTTACTGTCGAGCAGACTAAACTAGACACATCTACAAAAGAGGGGGCGGCTGCTTTCGTTAAAAACGATGCAGCTATTAGAAAGCTCACTAGTGAATCCAAGAAGTATGAGAGAGTGCTCAAGGATTTAAGCATGGGGTCTGTCGATGCTGCTCTAAACAATAAGACGTTAAACGACTCTTTAGACGCAGAGGTTAAAAGTATTAACCAAGCCAGAGCAAGCAATAAGAAGTTACTAGCAATAAGAAATGACCTGAACCTATCTACTGACGAAGGCTCTGACGCACAGGAAAAGATAAACGACCAAATAGAGAAAAATAATGAATTCATTAAAACGAACGTAGGAGCATTAGAAAAGCAAAAAATAAACATCGGTAACTATAGTAGTGCCTTAAGTGGTGCTGAATCAGCTTCTAAGGGTGCCAATAATAAGACAGTGGATCTAACCGCGTCTTTTGAGGATATGCACGGTGAAATGAAGCCGCTTACAAATAGAATGGGTGAGATGGAAGACAGGTTGTATGAATTAGCACAGGCTGGAGATATGGCTTCTGATGAATTCAAGCAATTAACCGCTGAAGCAGGTAGATTAAAGAAGGCTCAACAAGACGTTGACTTAGCTGTGGATTCTGCTGCTACTACTATGGGGCAAAAACTAGGAGGTGCTGCTTCTTTTGCTGCTGGTAGCTTGGAGGTTGTGGTTGGTGGTATGACCGCTATGGGCGTAGAGTCTGAAGAGGCGGAGCAAGCAATTGCTGGGGTCGTGGGTGCTATGGCTGTGACTGATGGGGTAGAGACTATGAGGGAAAGTTTCCACGCGGTTAAAGATTTAGGCAGAGCCATTAAAAGCTCCACTATATTCCAGAAACTAGCGGCTGCCGCACAATGGTTATGGAATGCTGCACTCAACGCGAACCCTATCGGTTTAATAGTGATGGGGGTAGGAGCCTTAATTACCGCAGGTTATGGTTTACTGAAATTATTCCAATTCTTAACTAAAGACACAGATAATTCTGCGGAGGCTAATATAAGAAAAGCCGATTCACTCAAGGAATTAGAAAAGCAACAACGCAAAAACTCAGCGGAAACAAAAAAAGCCTCGGAAAACGAGCTAGATCTAGCCAGAGCAAGCGGTGCAAGTAAAGACGCAATTAGAGCCTTAGAGAGAGCAATAGCAGGTAAGAATATAACAGCGGCAGAGGAGCTTAAATTAACTCGTTTACGTATTGTAGAGCAGGAAAAACTAGCCTTAGTAGCTTTGAGAAATGCCGATGCTGACAGTGAAGAATTAGAGGCACAAGAAGAAAGACTAGAGACAGCACGTAAGGGGTTTAAGGAAGCAATTAAACTTGAAAAGGAAGCACACGAAGAGAGGAAGGAATTAACACATAAATACGCAGTTGAGGATGCCACTGAGAAAACACGCGCAGAAGACGAGCAGAAAGCAAGCCGAAAAACAGCACGAAACAATAAAAAGGCAGATAACGATAAAGACAAAGAGACTGCTAAACAGAAGTTAATTGACGATGCAAAGATAATAGAGGATAGTCAAAAGAAAGCAGTTGAAATGGAAGCTGAACACGCTTTACAGATGGCTGAGGCTGCGTTTCGTGAAGATGATTTGACACCAGAGCAATTAGCAGAGAAAGGAGCAGCATTAGCTGAAGCTCAACAAGGAATTTATGACGTTGCTTTAGAGGCGTTAAAAGAGGATTTTAACAATAAGTTAATAAGTCAAGAAGAGTACGATATTTCTGTAGAGATGCTTAAGGATGTTAGGGATGAGAAAAACATAGAAAGGCAGGAAGTTTTAGACGCAGACCAAGACGAGAGAGACGCGGAGCAAGCAGAAAAAGATAAGATAAAAGGAGATAAAGAAATAGAAGGCGCTGAGTTTGTGGCTGCTGCTAAGGCTCAAATACGTGACCAGAACATTAACAGCGTAGCTGATGGTGTAGCATTACTAGCTAGTCTAGACGATAAAAATAAAGGTTTACAGATTGCTAGTATATTAGCCGCTAATGCTGCGCAAATAGCTAAAACAGTAATAGCCACACAGGCGGCTAACGCTGTTATAACAGCTGAAGGTCTAGCTTTATCTATACCTACCTTAGGGGCTTCTGTAGTTACTGCTGCTGGTTTAGTGGCCTCTAACAATATATCTGCCGGTATCAGTATCGGTGGCATGGCTGCTGCTGCTGCTAAAGGTGTAGCAGGTCTGAATAAGAAAGCAGAAAGAGGTATCTCGTTTGAAGGTACTCTACAGGGAGCATCACACGCTAATGGAGGTATAGACTTAGGAAACGGTGTAGAGGCTGAAGGTGGAGAGAATATGTACGTTTCTGGAGGTCAAACACACATAGTGAATAAGAAAGCCTCTAGTCTTATTAATAGGCTTGGTATCATGGGAGCTTTATCTATGATAAACCAGAGAGAGGGAAACGGTATAGCTTTAAATGTTCCAACTTCTTTTGCTGCTAGAGGAGGTTTAGTTTCGACAGGAAACAATGTAGAAATAGATTACGCGAAATTAACAGAGGCATTTATAACAGGAGGCGCTCAAATTAGACCTACCGTTTCTGTTACAGATATTAACAACGTCGGTAGCAGAATGATTTCAGTTAGTGATTTCTCAACGATTTAGAGCTAAAATGATGCTGTAACTAACTAAGGTTCAGTGGAAAATGAAAAAATAATCTAAGTTCCCTAACTCTATGTCACTGAGTTAGTGGCGCTTATGTTTATTGTTATTCAAAAAAGGCTTTTCTCAAACAAAAAAAGGCTTTTCTGCTTTTACTCTTTTTTCTTACTATTTACTATCTATTTACTCTTTAACTTACTCTTTACTAACTATTTAAAGAAGTATTTATTCTTAATAAATAGTAAAGAATAGATAAAAGAATGAAAAAATAGAATAAATATAGAGATTCAGATTCAAATAAAACGTGTCTTCTTTTTATTAAAAAAACGTACATGAAAAAAGAAGAGTGTTTTTATAATCTCTTAGGGTAGCCGTTTAGTTTTCATTTTTCACTTCTTTAGCCTCTTTTTAAGCCTAACTAACTGATTGCTTCAATAGTAACCAAAAGTGTTTTTTACTTCTAAAACTCTTCCAGAAGTACTTTATTTTACAGCCCATTAAAACTCAGCTATTTAAGTGCTTCATGTTTTTTACTTTTACTTTTTATAAGATTTATCTTGCTACTTTCGATAAG